TCATTGAAATTATCGGCTTGGTTTCTCCCGTAGAGGCCAATGCTTTTGCCTTCTGCCTTAGCCTTTGCATATTGGCCAGCCATCATCTCGTCGTATTTGCCCTCACTCCAAGCGACAGCAGCTTGTTCACGGTCAGCTTTACTGGGCCCAACCGGCGCGACAGGTTTGGGCGGCCTTACTTTTTTGCCTCGCGTGATCTTGTCCGGCTGCCCATAACGGGACCGAAGCTGTTTCAAGCTCACCTCTGAGCCGTCCTCACGCATAAATCGCTTCATGGCTCCCTCTGGGCCATAGCGATCAGCTAAACGATTGAAATAACGCGCCTTCTCAAACGCCCCAGGTGTTGCCTTGCCACCATTCAGCATCCGCGCCTGGGCAGGGCTGGCCTCAAACCTTGATTTACGGCCCGCCTTCGTTGTGCCCCGTAAGTCATACAGGTGCTGGGCTGCGCTAGTCCCTACAGGCACCCGGCCACCCTTTGGGTCTGCGCTGGATGGGGTGCCTTCCTTTGTCGGGCGATAGCCAATCTTGGAGCTAGGCGGCGGGATGTCGATCCCAAATCTTTTGGATGCCCCGGCGTAGTCAATGACCGGAACCGTCGTAGAACGACAGCCAAAGTGCGGCGGGTTTGCTGGTGTTGGCCCCTTGCCGTAGAAAAACTCCCGCTGATCAAGGTTCCGGCAGATCGCCGTGGTGTTGCTGTCCAGCGTGGCAATCCACCTGTACTTCTTCGTGAGCTTGGGATTGGCCTTGTAAACCTGCAGGCTTGCAGCGTTTGACGTGGCGTTAACGCTGGTTCTGACCAACGTCCGGACCTGATGCTTCGCCATCTTCCAGGCGTTGCCTTTCTGAGCCAAAGCAACCTGGCGTGGAGTCAAAGCCTCAGTTGAAAAGCCCAGCTCCCCATACAACGATCGGGCGATTGATTCCGTGCTCTCACCCGTAAGCAGGCCATCCAGCACCGCACGAGAAAACAACTCGCCTTGGCGTTCAGCCAGCCCCCGAAAAGCTTTGACAATGCTGGTTCCGTCAGGCATCCGGATGACAGCGCCCTGCCGTGCCGTCAGCTTCATTACTGAGCCTGGCCCCTTGACGGCCTCCTCGAAGCTGCCCTGCAGAAGATTGGTGCCCACATCTAGCGGGTCAGCCTTCACTACAGCCTTAGCGAAAGACTCAGTGACCTCAACAGTCCGCACCTGTGTCTTGACCGCTGCAGGCACTACCCGTTGCAGCTCTGCCCTGGCAAACGCAACTTCAATATCAGCCAGGCCATCCAGCTGTTTAATCAGCTCCTCAACGCTCTGCCCAGACCACTTCTTCATGGCGTCCAGGTTTTGCTTGATCAAGGCCCGCATCCTTGCGGCCTTGAACTGCGGTTTCTTGCTGCTGGGCATCTTGTCGATACGTTCCAGCGCACGCACCGCTTTGACGATCTGCCGCCGATAAGACTCCAGCAACTTGTTGGCAACGCTGTTGCTGAATCGATTTAGATCCAGCGCCTTGCGGTAGTAGCTCTCAGGAACACCCGCAACACCACCTGGCTTGATGGTGTTCTCAAGAAACCTGACCTGTTCCCCCTTGCTAGGCGTAGCGGTCACAGATCCTCCAGGCCCAGGTCCGCAGGATCACAGTCGATATAAACAGACACGTCCGCACCTTCTCTCAATGCCGTCCCAACTACTGCGGTGAACTTGGCTGAATTAACTACCCAGTCACTGCTATCCCGCAGCCTTGTTTCCTGTATGCCGCTGATCTGCCCGTTGTCATACCAAGTAGTCCTGACGATGCCGAAATGAGGGCCCATACATTCGCCCTGAAAAACAAATAAATTCCGCTCACGGCGCTCCGGCTTATTCCTCCACATCGTCTACGTCCTCATCATCTTCCGGAAGCGTATCCTCATCCTCTTCTTCTGGCTCCGGTTCTTCTTCCTGTTCCGGTTCCTGCGTGCCTGAAAGGCCGCCCATCTCAAGCGCCTCCAATTCTTCCTCAACGTCCAGATCATCCAGCACCTCTCCCTTGTTGAGTTCTTCAAGCAAGGTTTTCTGGGTAATAGTCCCGGCGGTGTAAAGCTGCAGCAATGCTTGGATCTCTTGCGGCTGCAGACGTTGGCCAAGGAAGTCCCGGTTGACATAAGCCGTGCCGGGCTGGCTGTCGTTCAAGTATTCGGCATGAAACCGCAAGCAGTTGTCCAGCAGATCCTGCATTTGTTGCGCAATGAGCATCATTGTGGAGTCGCCCTGGCTGCGGTCGATGCGCTTTGATTCAGCCGTTTCGGCTGACAGCTTCTGGCCTAAAACACTGGCCAGCGCCAGCGTGTTGATTTCTTCCGCGATGCGGTCCAGGTGCTTGAACTGCGCTTCGTAGCTGTTGCCCGATGGCTCGACAAACTCAACACGGCTATCGGTGGGCAGGCTCATGGCCTCTGACGGGCCAGCTGTGATCTCCTCCGCACTAGGCGGCATCCCGTAGATAGCGAGGAAAGGCACCGCGCTGATTCTCAGCTGGTTGCTTAGATCAGAACTGGCCTGGTAATGCTTGAGGTTCAGCTCTGCAATGTCGTTCATCGGTGGCCGCGACTCCAGCAGGCCAACGCGGTTGGAGTAAGCGACAGAGAACGGGATTTCTTTAACGGTGGTTGTGCCCTCGTTAAACAGCTTGAACTCACCGTCCTTTTCCTTGCGGTGGATCTCGTAGGCCCCAGGAGTCAGCACCCGCACCTGCTCAATCACCTTCTCCCCGTAATCACCTTCTGGCTCAGTAGTGGTTTCAAACAAGCGCAGCTGGGTCAGCTTCTGTGTGCCGTCGATGATTTCACTGCGCCAGCCGAGTATGTCTTTTGGCGAGTAGCGCACGAAATATGGCCTGCCGCTGCCATCAGCTGCAGCGTCGACTAGAACGCCGACGTGGCCGTAGCGCAGGCAAACCCTCGTTGCCTCGTAAAGGAATTGAGTTATGTCGTTGCCCTGCAAATCTGCGTCAAAGAGTTGCTCTGTGATCGTGTCACTGACATCGGTCAATCTGACCGGCTTGCGGGTCAACATGCCCGCCAACATCTTTTCAATGCGAGCGTAGAAGGGTGAAAGGCAGCTGATTTTTAGACGGTTGTCATATGAGAGATCATCTTCCCTTGGGTACTGCGGCAAAAATTTTCTGTGGCCCTTACGCAGGGCATAGGTGCCGCCCAACAACGTTTCGAGCAAACCCCAGTGGTCGCTCATATTCATGTAGGCCTGGTTAGGCGAATCAACGGTGCTGACGTTGCCAACACGCTTAGCGCCACCGATGCCAGATGAATACACGGCTAAGCCCCTTCCAATAATTTGATGTTAATAGACACGGATTCCGGTGCCACGCCCTGCCCGGACGTGTAGCGGGTTGTATAGAGCCCAGACGGCGTATCCCAAGCTGTCATTTAAGTGGTCGTAGCCAGCCTCCTTATCAGGCTCCTCAGGATTGCGCTCTGAGTAGCTCTGCAACTCCAAGCACTCGATCATCCTTTCGCACTTCTCAAGGACCTGGAGCCTGACCTCTCCTTTCCCATTCTCCAGAAGAGCTTGAACAGCAGCGACCCTATCGCGAATGAGAGGATTCGATTTACCGGCGACGACGGAGAGACCGGCCATCTGCAAAAGCTCGATGTCTGTTCTCGCGGCATTAGTGCTGCGGTTTGCGCCTGATGCGTCTGGGTAGACATAAACAGGGGCAGAAACGTGCGCACATCGTCGCTTGATTTCTGCAGCCATGGCATCTGTGTCATGGGCTTTTAACTCGTCGATGATTAGGAATTGCTGCCCTAAGCGCACCCCACAAACGGCGTTGCAGTTCCCGATGTTGAAGTCGATCCCCCAGTGACGCGGTTCGTTGTCGAGATTGACCGGGGCCGCCTTAATGACGTGCTTCGCTCGGTCGAATCGGTCGTAAACCTGCGTGCTGTTTAGGAGAACGAAATCTCCATTGAGATAAGCGGCAAGGCTTGCGGAGTCGTAGTTCTCCTGCAGCCGCTCGATGAAGTCCTTAGGAAGGTGCGGATTATCCGCGGTCCGCATCTTAATGAGCCTGCGGTCATCGCGCTCCTGCATTTCAGGTTTGCCAAATTGTTGGAACAACCAACGGAAGCCTTCAGGTGTGCTGGCCACAGCGAACTGCCGCACGTTGCCTTCCCGCAAGCGACCCAGGATCTTTTCAAACGCGCTCTGTGCATCGACCAGGCGCAGGATGTCGATCTCGTCAAAGCAAGCCCAGGCAGCGTTGACGCCAACTGCGGTAAAGGCCCCATTCTTGATTGACCGGCACAGGATGCGGGTCGGTTTGCTCAGGTGTAATTCGTACTCTGGGAGCGGGCTTGTCCGGTAGGTGTATGGGATGCCGTATTGCTCCAGGAACTTGTCAAAGGTGGCCTTCCAAATGTCACGGATCATCGGGTAAGTGGGCTCCATGACGATGCCCGTGTAGCCCTGATTCAGGATTGCAAGGGATGTGGATTTGGCGGCTAGGGCCACGGTTTTGCCCGCGCCATATCCGGCAGTTAGGCCCAGGATCTGCGTTGATGTGTCCTCAACAAAGGCCAGCTGGCCAGGGTGCAGGTCGGCCTTGATGCGCCGAAGGATGTCGTCAGTGTCCTGAGCGGAGGGCGGCGTGGCGAACTGCGTGAGCGGCACGGCCTCGCAGATGTCGTCAACCAAGCTCATGACATCTCGAAGCGCAGGAGCCGGGCTTGCAGCTCAATGGCCTTCAGTGCTGTGCTGTATTGGCTTTTATTGGTGGCCTTGCGCTGAATGTCCTTGAGGGCACAGAGCGATTCATGAAGCCACTCGGGGCGCTCCAGCTCAGCGTCCAGGCGCTGGTGATCACGAGCACGGGCGATATAGGTCTCTACCTGCCGTTCACTGATGTCCCAGGTTTCTGAACCGTATTGAAGAATCTGAGTTCTACTATTTCCCTCCAATAAGAGTTTGTAAACGGTCAATATCCGCTCGTCTATCTGGATATTGGTCG